CCCCGGCGGCCGGTGTGATCGCCGCCGCGTCCTGCTCCTGATACACGCCAATGGACACGTAGCCCGTCTTGGCAGCATCGCCGCCTGTGGATTTGTGCTGATAAACTCCTATGTCTCGATATCCTGTAGGCATGGTCTAGAGTCCCGGTAGAGTGCCGGGGAAACCTGCACCGCGACAGGCGGCTCCTGCCCCAGCCGTATTATTCAAAGTGAAGTCATCCCCCGCCGCGTTTGTGAAGGGATCGCCCGTGAGCGTCACATCGTGCGGCGAGGCGTTGACGTTCTGCCGCGCCCCGCTCGTGTTGTTGTAGAAGGCGTTGTAGTCGATCCATGGGTAATCGGCGTGGGTCTGGGCGGTCGGCTGATTGATCCCGTAGCCGCCATTGTTGACGAGGATATTATTCTCGCAAACGCCCGCGCCGATGTTGAAAGAGTAGGACTGTGTAGCGCGAATGCCATCCCCACCATTACCATAGAGGATGTTATTGAGGATCAGACCGCCGTAGTTGTAAATTAGGCCGTGACCGCCGTTGTTCGCGATCACATTGCCCGTGACACGACCCGTGGTGAACACAGCAACACCGTCGCTGGTGTTGTCATGCACCCAGCAATCCATGACGCCACCGACGGCATTCGACCATATCCCGTTGTTGTTATGATCGACTTCGCAGCGTATCAATGACCAATACTCGTAAGAGGCCGACAGACCGTACTGCACAAAATGGTGAATGTGACAGTTGACCAGTGTTCCATGTACGGTGGTCGGGTTCACCCCTCTAAGACCCACCGAAGTGCCGTCCAATTCAAGATTCTCAAACGTCCACCCAAGTCCTGGAGTCAAGCCATCTATGGCTGCCGTAACCGAAATGATCGGTTGTCCGAGATCGCCCCGCGTCGTCGCATAGCCCACAAGGCGTGTGCGGTAGGCCCCGCCAAGGCTTGCTGGCGACAACGCCGTCGTAATGTTGTACGTCCCTCCCCGTACATACACCATCATCCCAGCGACCGTGGAGAGCGTGAGCCCTTGGGCAATCGTCAAAAACGCCCCGCCGAGGTTGCCCGTCCCGCCCGTGCTCCCGCCGGTCCCGACCGACCGATCCATCGTGGCGACACCCGCCGCAACGGAGACCACCTGATACCACCCCGTCGTGAACCCCGTCCCGCCCGTGACGTTCAGAATGTTGCCGACTTCCGCCGCTGAGAAGGGAAACGCCGCGCTCGTCAACTCGGTGGTCGTCCCGCCGATCACGAGGTCCGTGTAGGCGATCTGCGCCGCGGCCTGCTGCGACCGATCCGTGCCGGACGCACCGGTGACGAACCCGCCGCCATTGGCATCGTTGCCATCGGTGCGGACTTCCCAGACGGTTGTAGCTGGAAGTGCCATCGTCTAGCCTCTCGGGTTCACCGCCGCCGCGAAGAAGGCGTTCCGCTTGGCGTTGCCTCCCGCTTCGGCATCCGCGATGAAGGCGTCCAGCAACGCCTTGAGCGAGGTCAACGCCGCGCCGGTGATGCGCCCACGGCCGTCCACGTCGGAGCCGTCGGCGATCAGGTCGGCCGTGTTCGGCACCAGCGCGCCGAGCCCCTGGCCGGCCCAGACAGTTGTCGCCGTTTTGGCGGTGTTGTAGAACGTCGCCCAGGCGTCGCACAGGACGCGGGCGTGTTCGTTGGCGAAGCGGACCACTTGAGGATTCGTGATGTCAGGCATGAGAGGCTCCTTTGTTAGGCATACGCGCCCGCGCGCCGGATGCGGATGGGGGTGCCGGGCAATCGGCGCGCGGGACGACCCCGACGCCGTCGAGACGGACGCTGCCCCGCATCATGCGGCCGCCGACGCGCGTCGGACGTCACGCCAGCGTAAAGACGCCCGTCGCAGCCGGCAGAATGGAGAGCGTGTTTGGCGAAGCGATCGTGAACTGCGCTGAGGACAGCGAGGCAAAGCAGAGCACCTTGCCCGCGCCCGCGCCCGTCGAATTCCGGATCAGCGCGAACCGGATGTTGATGAGCGAGGAGCCGGAGGCCGTGAACACGAGCCCCGCCGTCGTGTAGGTGAACTTGTACTGCTTCGCCGACGCGCCGACCGTCCACTGCCCCGTCGCCGGGCCGATGTTCCGCCCACCCGCGACATAGCCGCCGCGCGCCGAGATCTCCGAGCCGATCGAGGCGAACGTCGAGCGCGTCGAGAGGACGATGATCGCCGCGCTCGCGCTCGTCTTGTGGAGCGACATCTTGAACACCCCAGCCCCGAGCGTGATCGTCCCCGCGCCGAGGTACTTCTTCGCCTTCAAATGACCTTGCCTTCAGCCGGCTCTTTATCCGGCCACTCCGCGTTTCCACGGAGGCTGGGACTATCTCTTCATCCCTCTCGGGATGCGGCGCGCTCGTGGAGGTTTCGACCGGTCTGGCCTACTCCCTCTAGTCTCTGAACCTTCCGAGTATTCCTACTCGGCTTGGCTGCGGATTCCCCTGCGCTTGCGCGTGTAGGGTTCCCGACAATTCACGCCGTTACCATCGCGCATTACTGCGCGACTAGCCCAGGCGAGCGTAGATCTTCCACGTGCCGACTGCCATTTGTCGATCCCTCCATCATGGTGATGACGTCGTGTGTTGCAATGATCAAGGGGTGTTCCGGATACAACTCCCGGAAGAGCCTCGCCTTCATTTGCGAGCTGGCGTTATGCCACCCCTTGATCTCCCAGAATGCTCCAGTCTCGGGTACGAAAAAATCAGGAAGGTATGAACATGAGCCTAAGACAAATCGCTTTGGCTCGTATTGCCATCCGATTCCTCTGGCATCCAACGCCTTGGCAAATCGCACTTCATAGGACGAACGAAAGCGCACGCCGTTGTATTCTGGCCGCGGGCCGCGCATCGGGCTTATCCCTGTCGGAATGCCCTTGTTCCAAGGAATGGAGCCTGGGCGCCTGCCGCTATTTGCCCTCTGCTCCGGGGACATCATTTTCCCTTTGTTGTGCGCGGGTCTCCCCTTTTTTGCGGTACTCATCCTAATCCGAGCCTCGAACGATTTTGCTTTCCCTAAAAGAGCTGCGGCGATCTTCGCACGCCATTCGATGCTCTTTGGTTTTCCACGAAGCGCTGCACTTCTCTTTGCCAATGTCTCGGCCGATGGAGACGCCATAGATAGCCCCTTGTTCCAGGGAGCGAAACCACGGCGTTTTCCAAAGTTCACACATTGATCAGCATTCATTTTGATGCCTTTGTTCCAGGGGACGCGGCCATGGTGGGCTGCGGCGTTCTTCGCCCGCGCTTCCTCTGAATGACACGACCCCTTACGCATTTGCTTTATTGTCCTCTAGCTCTGCGGCTACATTGAGTATATGCGCCAAGAGCCCATCGCCACGAATCTTGATCTCTATCTCATCCCCCAAAACTTTTAGTAAATCTTGTAGCTCGGTTGCCTGCGCGATCATCCACGGGTGGCAGTAGAAGATCCGGTCGCCCTGGACGGAGAGCGGCACGACAACCGCTGCATCGTTTTCGGGTTGTGCGTAGGCATGATGCGCGTCATCAGCCGCGAGACAGCTATCGCAGCCGTACAGGTGAAACCGCGTGAACCCGAGCATACGGAGCAGCGGGATCGCGCGGAGGAGCACCGTCGACCCGCCGGGCACGTACCACCACTTCTCGTACTGCGCGTTGAGCAGATCCGTGATGAGGTCCGTGCTCGTGTGCCAGATGAGCGTGCGGTCGATCGGCAGTCCCTCGAACACACCCGGATCGCACTGGGAGGCGATGAGGTACTTGCAGCCGGCGATGACCGGCTTGGTGAACCGCGCATTGAACGCCCGCGCGTCCACGATGATCTGCGCGGAGGGGGTGAGCCCGTGCTCCAGCGCCCAATTGTACGCCCCGTTGAGCGTGATGAGCTTGACGCCGTGCGCGCGATGCTGCTTGATCTCTTCCTCGAAGGCCGGCATGGACGGCCCACCGCCGAGGATCATGACTTCGATGTCATTGGTCGGATGCGGCTGCACCTGCGTCCAGCCCTGCGCGATGTTGTGCTGGACGTTCGCCCGGATCTGCTCATCGGTCACATTGAGAATCCCCGCCTCGACGATCGCAGGCCCGGCGGTCCACGCCGACACGTAGAAGAGGCAGGCGCCGTCCACCTCCTGCGACCAGTGGACGACGCAGTCGCGCTTGCGGAATTGCTCCATCCACCACGCGAAGGGATGGAGGCTCAGATGGAGCGGCTCGCCGATCAATGCGCCGCAGGAGTCCTCGACCGTGGAGATGGAGAAGAAGACGTGTTGCGCGGCCAGCAGGATGTTGTTGAGGACGGCGTCCACCTTGGCGGGCGGGATGTGTTCGAGGACGTCTGTGCAGAATCCATAGGGCGCGGCGACGGGGAGCTTCTGCTCGAGGTCCGCCTTGAGGAAGCGGAGCGCGTGCGCCTGCGTCGTCAGCATGGCGCGCACCTCCTCGTCGAGGCAGTTGTTCACGAAATCGAGCATGGTGACCCTGAGCCCGCCGAGGAGCGCCAGCATGAGCGCGCCGCGGCCGGTGCCGCAGCCGAAGTCGAGGACTTCCGCCCCGGGCTTCGGATGCGCCTGGGCGAGGAACACTTGGGCGAGCTGCTCCCCGGGCGCAACCGTGCGGTACTCAGGGTGCGCCCAGAGCCTGCCATATTTGAGCGCCTCCGGATTGCCCGCGCCGATCGTGACAACTGGGGCGGCGCCTTCGAAGCCCGCGTGCCCGGTCTCGGTCATCTGCTCAGCCTTTCATGGTGTCGTGGGGGTGAGGATCGTGCCGATGACGCGGGTCGGGGCGACACCAGCCAGCACCGTAGCGCCGGCGTTCGGCGTGAGCGACGCCCCCCCCGCCACGCTCCGCAGCTCCAGCGCCACCGCCGCCCACAGCGAGGCGGTGGCCGGGGTCCCGACCGTACAGACGACCGACGCGGGGGTCGCGGAGCCCTTGTCGATCAGGCAGCCGTTGACATCAGGCGAGCCGTCGCCGAGCGCATACTGCGTCGATCGGAACGTCCCGCTGGACGCAGCGGAAAAGGCGGGCTGGGCGGTGTCTTCATCGCCCAGCCCGGCCACCACGACGTTTTCGGCATCCTGCGTGGTCAGCGCGATCGTCGCGCTGGTCCCGTTCCCCGTCGCCGTCACCACCGGCCCGAGCGCCTGGACGCCGGAGTATTCCGCCACGCTGACCGTGCCCACGGCGGCCGCGGTCCATGCCACGGACACCGACGTGATGCCGGCCGCAACGTTGCGTGCCACCCAACACTCCGCATTGACCCCATCCGTCCCACTCGTGTTCTGCACGCCGCCCTGACGGACGAAGGTCGCACCCGTCGCGGTGACCGAGGAGACCGTCGGCAGCGCGGCCGGGTCTTCCCCGTTCTCCACCATCACGACCAAATCGTTGCCCGCGACGGTCGCCGGGATCGTCACGACGACGGGAGACGAGTGGGCACTGTCGGTGGTCTTGTTGCTCCCGCCGTTGACGAACTGAATGGGCGGCGCCTTGAACGCCGCGATCCACACGCGACCGTTCCCGGCACCGACTTCGGTAAAGCTACTGTTGTAGGTGCCCGTTGCCGTCACAATGCGGTAGGCCGTGGCGCCGGGCCAAAAGGAGGCGCCATTGGTCACTTGGTCCAAGAGCGTCATCGACGCGCCCGCCGTATGCGTGGCCGGATTACTCACCGAATCGCCGCCCATGAAGCCGACCAGAAACTCGTCCGCGTCGGTCGTCGCGATCCCCGGCGAGGTGAAGGGGGAGGCCGCATCCGCTTGTCGGGCCCCGAGGTCGAAGGCCCCGACAAGTTTGGCGTCTCGAATCTCGACCATCCAGATAGACGGCTGGCCCGCACTGGTAATCGTCAACGTGAAGGTATGATTGGTGCCGCCTAGAATGTTCTCCGCATAGTACATGCGGGTCCTCGGACTCGCACCCAACTCCGTTTGGATCTGCGTCCACGTATTCCCTTTGGAGTCCGTAAAGGAGACAAAAGGATCACCCGTGTTCCAGTCGCCGCACAGAACGATCGTGCTCCCAGGGGTCGTCGTCCTCGCGGGGGTTGTGACTGTGGTGCCACTCGTGGTGGAGGCAACGGCGGTGACGCCGAGGGAGAGGGCCATTTACGCGCCACCGGGAGGCATCGCGCGCGTCACCGACCCGGGCTCCCCACGAGCGCGGCGGGATCAATGTACTCGCAGCGCTTGAACACTCCGAAAATCGGATCGCCAAACACGGCATTCGTACACGGGGTGCCATCGGTCAGCGTCTTCTGCACGTAGACACTGTTGGCCCCGTAGCGCACGACCGCCGTCCCCTGAAACGCGCACACGCCGTTTTCGTCCGCGCACCGCGTCCAGACTGAGGGCAGTGAGGTTGTCGGCGGAGGTGGAGGAGGTGGAGGAGGCGGGGGTGGGGGTGGAGGTGGGGGCGGCGCGGGCGGCAGAATGACGACGGCGACGACGGGAGACGACGTGCCTTCCACGCCCGAGAGATTGACGGCGACAAGGCGGACATAGTATTGCCCGGCTGCCGTGGGACACGGCCACGACCAGCTCGCGGCGGGTCCGAAGCCCGAGGGCACCGTGGCCACCTTCACCCCAGGATCGGTGGGACTGGTCGCCAGGTAGACGTTGTACTCCTTGAGCGACCACGACACAGGACAGGACACGCCCGCGGGCGTCTGCGCGGAGGCCGGGATCGCCAGCGCGGCGAGCAGCAACAACACTCCCCATGTCAGGTAAAGCCTACCTGAGAGGCCAACCGAGCGCGGAGACCCCTTCCCACGAAGGTGGAACAGTCGTCGTCCAGTTCGTAAGTGGAGTGACGGAAAGAGCAGCATGGGGAGTTACCCTCCTACCACGGTCATGCGAACCGTAGCGGCTTCATGTTGCAGCCACCGGAGCGCCTGCTGACACGCGAGGAGCAGCGCGTCCGCGCGGGTACCCGTGTCCACGGGACCGATCGCGGTATGCTGCTGGCCCCGCCAGCGCACCCGCACCCGCCACTGCGTCATCGCGTTTGTCGGCGTGAGCCGCCCGTGCCACCGGATCTGCACGTATCCGCCCTCGCTGAGATCTGTGAGCGCGAGCATCGTCCAGGCGAACTGCCGCTCAAAGATCGCCTCATCCACAGCGTGCTGGGCGATGGCCGACACCTTAGTGGCCCTCCTGTTGGCACGACAGCGTCGCGTCTTCTTCGAGCAATGAGCCCGTATTGAGCGTGGCCCGGAACCGGAGGTTGTAAAGATGGCCCGCCGTGCCGGCCTTGATCGTGACCGTGGCGATCGCACCGGAGATACTGGCGCTCGCGCTCACGAGGATCGCCGTCGTCTGATCCGTGCCGTCGTTCAGATCCTGCACCGCGCAGACGGCCGAGCTTACGGTCGTGCCCGCGGGGAGCGCGGGGGCAAAGTCGATTGCCACGGGGAACTGCTCGAACGGTTGCTTGAAGAAGCTCCCCATCAGTCGAGGTGCCCGCGGCGGCGTCGGATCGCCGACCAGAGGAGATAGCCCACGACCGCGACGACGGCAGCCAGGAGGAGCCAGGGCCACAGCGCCACGAGAAGGCCGAGGGTGACGAAGACGCTGACGGCGAAGTCCATTACTTGTCCAGCCTCTTCGGAGCGCCGATCGACACTTCCGGCACCACCAGAATCGGCACGCCGATTTTCGACGCAGTATCCGTCACAGCTAACCCCTCCTGCGTACAGGTCATCGTCCCGCCCTGGACGCCCGTCCCACCAGCCCGCATCGTGCCGTAGACGCTCGTGATGGACACACACCACGACCGCTCGCTCTTGCCGAGCTGCTCCAGCACCTTGTCGGAGGGGGCGAGGGAGCAGCCGGTCAGGGCGACCACGGACAGCCAGAGGAGGTAGCGCATCGTGGCTCCTATTTGCTCGAAAACTTTCGGATGCAGTCCGATCGGTCGGCATCGGTTTTCGCCTCTTTGAAGCACGCGATCAGGGCGGCCTGTGTCTGGATGCGGCGCTGATCTTCGAGGACAGTCAGGATCTTCTCCAGGCTCTCCTGTTGCCGCTTCGATTGTTCGACGTGAAACGTGATGCCATCGGCATTCCGCCGCGTCTGGCTGTCGAGGATGCCGTACTCGCCCGCGAGGCTCGTAAGCACAATGACGACGATGAGCGCCCATGGGCCCCCTTTGACGACGTACTCGAGCAACCGCAGGTGCCCATTGACACGGGCGGAGGTCGGTGGCTCATCCGGGAGCGTGGCGGTCATACCCAGGCGTCCTCGCGCATCGCCTTGGCGAGGCGGTCGTAGCGGGCGCCAACCTCTCGCGCCGCGTCGCTGTCAAGAATTTCCGCCGCCGCGCGTGGATAGTCCCGCGCTTCGAGCGCCTGGTACATGAGCCGAAAGCGCATGAGCCCCTCGAAGCCCACGTGATAGCCGATGTTCAGCAACACGCCCTTACGGGGCTCCGAGAGATCCTTCCAGATCGGCAGCGCGAGGCAGGCCGTCTCCACCTCCTGGAGTCGGTCCATCAACATCTGCGTCATCGCCGCCTCAGACAACCATCCGCTGGTCAGATTTGTCCCGTAGCCCACCGTCCAGATCCCGCGCGTATCTTGATAGGGCTTCGGCCGCCGGCCCTCGTCGCGCTTGAGCTTGGCCGCCGTCTGCTCGAGGAGTGGCGTCATCGCGGCACCGACACGCCGAAGTAATCGATTTCCAGACCGACCGCGCCGCTGAAAGAACTCCCGCTCGCCCCGGGACCCAGGTTGACGGTCGGAATGGTCGTCGTGATGACGCCCACGCTGACGCCGTCGATGAAGAACTCGACCGAGGCGCCGTTGCCGCTGCTGCGCGCTTTCCCGATGTGGTAGACCCCATCCGCCGCGCTGATTGCGGTCGTGATGCGCGTCTCCACCCGCGTGGCAGGTTGCGCCGGATTCGTCAGCTTACAGCAGACACATTCGATAAACCCCCCAGCGGTGTGGGTAAAGTAGACGCCATCGTAGATGAGGGCGTCGGATGGGCCGAATGAATTACCGACTTCAGTGTTACCGGCCAGCCCAAGGAATCGTATCCCAGCGCCAGTTCCGTACTGCGCCCAGCGCACCCAGAGCGCTTGATTGCTGGAGGCGATCCAGAGTCCACGCGCAAAAGCCCCATTGTCTTTCGCGAGGGTCATCTGCGCGAAGGTCGTTCCCGCGCCCGCTACAATGACCGTGCCGATCGACTTCCCCGACAAGGTGAACGGGCTCGTTCCGTTCCAGTTCCCACTGGGCATGACTTTGCCGCCCACAGCTGGAGAGGGATCGAGGATCGTAAAGAAGTCTTCCCACCAGCCGATGACATCCACCTCGGGGAAGTTCCCTGGCCCGAACGGCGGCACAAGGGGAATCTCGCCCCCGGAGGTCGGTGGCGTAATCGGCGCAATCGAGGCCACCCAGAGGAGCTGCAACGTGACCATCCCGGCATCGAAGCCGGGACTCATGTTGACGACCTCGAAGACTTCGTCCTCCAGCCCGCGCAGCCCGGTATTGATGTTGAGGATGTTCGGGTGGGTGACCTGCACCAGATCCCCGGGCTCGAGCAGATGATTGCGGTAGAAGCATTGCACAGTGAGCTGGGCCGGGGGCTCCGAGAATCGGCGAAAGACCTCGAAGGCGCGATCATCGAGGATCGTCTGCGCGTCCTCGCTCTTCTGAATGCCCATCGACTGAATGAGCAAGCGCGGCTTAGCCCCATAGCGATCGAACGACGCCGTCTTCGTGTACACCTGCCGGAGCCCGTACTCGCCCGGCGCCCCGGCGCTCTGATTGAACTCGTACTCGAACTGCACGATGTTGATGATGTTGCCGTCGCCGGCGTTCCATCCCCAGCTGATGATGTCCTGCTGGGTGAAGAGGGCCGCAATGGTCCCGGGCGGGACAAAGGTCTTATACCGCTTGACGGTGAGCTTCCCCTCCTGTGTCACGAAGGGATAGCAGTTGAGCGATTGCAGAATGTCCTTCTCCAGAAACCGCTTGCCCTCTTGCGGTCCGACGAGGGAATAGGCGTAGGTCTCGGTGGGGAACTCGAGGGCCCGCAGTGTTTCGATCGCGGCGACATCCACGAAGCTCTCGGGCACCTTGAGCCCGTCGGCAGCCGAGAGCACGTCATACGGCCCGTTCGTACCCAGGCCGGTTGAGAGCAGGACGCGCAGGAGAATCGTCAGCGGATTCCCCGTGATAAGCGTCGGCGTGTCCTGGCTCGCCTGGAGGAAAATGGTCTGTCGCGTGGTGCGCTGCATGTCGGCTACGCGGATCGTCACCGTGATCCCATCCGTGGCCACTTCGCGGGAGGTCACGAGCATCTTGATATACGGCATATACGCGGATTCCGCCAACCCCGCATAGCCGGCGTAGATCTGCACGCGGGTCCCGGGGCGGATCTGCTCCCCGTTCTGCACGAGATCGCCGATCGCATGCCCCGCCGCGACCGTCCCATCGACCGCACGCGTGATGTCGAGAAAGCGCCGCGTCACGGCATCGTAGGCCTGATACCGGATGCGTTCGGCAACGCCGCCGGTAAACACGTCGAGCGTGCCGGTGGTCGGAAATCCAGACGGATCTTCAATCACCATGAGCGCGCCGCCTGAGGGCGGGTCCGTGGCCGTCATGGTCGCGTTCAGCCGTAGCACGCGCTGCCCCATATGGCGGAGGATCTCACCAGCTCGATCCTGGAAGGTCAGCGTGAACTGCCCGATCGTCGACTGCCCCAGCTCCGGGCTGATCGATTGCGCGACGCCGGCCACCTTCATCAGCATCGTGAGCTTCTCTGTCGTCGGTTGCAGAATCTCGCCGGTCGAGAAATCCCTGGAGAAGGCGTAGTCGACCGCCGAGGCGAAGGACGGAATGGCATAAAAGCGCACGAAGAGACGCGGCTGGGTTTGGAGCTGATTCTGCTGGACGAGATAGGGCGCCGTGGCGGTTTTCATGGCGTCCGCGTGGGCGCAACCCCGGTCAGCACGAGCGCGCCCGTTGTCGGCGTCAGGAGCGAGGCCTGTCGCACGGTCGGCGCATAGCCGGTCAGCCAGAGGCTCCCGACCCGCGGCGTGAAGGACGGCGGCGTCCCTTGGCGGAAGGTCAGCGAGAGCGCGTAGTGAATGCCTCGCGGGGTCGTTCGGCGGGGCTGCCACTGCACGTCCACCAGCTCGGCCGTCGTGAAGAACGTGTTATAGGTGTCGTATTCCAGTTGCCCCGCCGCCGTCTCCAAGCGATCGAGCTTGAGTCCGGACGCCAAGCCCAGCGCGGCATGGGTCCGCCACCAGGTGCGAATGGCGTCGATCGTGGCCTTCGTCAGAAACTGAAAGGACAGCCGCACTTGTGTCTCGATCCGGAGAAAGAGCGTCTCCGTCGTCCCGTCTTCGGCGACGTTCTGCTTGCGGATGGCCGCCTCGTTGATCTCGATCAGCGAGGCCACTTCGCGCGGCTCACTGGCCCCGAAATTGATGACCGTCGGCGTCACACCGTAACTCAGGCTCGGGTAGAACGCGGTGGCGGTGGCCATCTCAGACCCGCACGACGTCGCCCGAGAACGGCGTCGCCGAGATGCTCACGATCTCGTCCGTGGCGGGATCGCGGTAGAGGATGTTGAGGTTCAGGTCCTGGTCGAGCTTGGCGAGGTCCTTCAGGAACGCCACCCGCTGTTCCGGCGTGAGCCCGTTCAAGGACGGCCCTTCGACGCGGAGCTGCTGCCCGGCGAAGGCCCCGGCTTGATCCGCGCGGAAGGTCGTCGTCCGCTGGACGGTGCCGCCGAAGGGGCTGGCGAGGAGATCGGAGGTCGACAGCTCGATTTGGGATTCCATCTGGATCAGTTGCCGCAACTTACTCTTCACCGCCGTCTCGAGATCGGCATTCGGCCCACTCAGGAAGCTGGGGTTGACGCCGGCCTGGATCACCGCGCGGAAGCTCGTGGGGCCGTAGCGGCGGAACTCGTCCACCGTGGCCACGGCAAAGGCAGCGTTCGGATAACCGATCGCGAGCCCCGGCCCGACGTCCGGCATGCCGCTGGGATAGACGAGCGTCCCGATCGCCACCGCGGAGGTGCCCCCGCTCGTCCCCGAGCCATTGGCCGCGAGTAGATCGAAGAGTTCCTGCACACTGTTCGTCGCCTGCACGGCGCCCCCGAGCGCCTGCGCCGCCCCCACCGCCCGGTTGACCTCCGCCTGCTGGCGGGCTTTCTTCGCAGCCGGGTCGGGTTTGCCCAGGGCAGCGGCGCCGCCACCGAGGGCCGCGCCGGCGACGGCGCCGATCACCGTGCCGTAGGGCCCGAAATATGATCCAAGGATCGCGCCGCTGATGGCGCCCGAGACGGCGCTCGTGGCGATATTGGTCGCCGTGGGCGGATTTGACAGCCCGCCGTAGATCGTGAAAGCTAGCCCCGCTAGGGCAGCCGTCGCACCGAGCGCGGTCCCGATCGTCGCACCGGAGCCTCCCGCCATCGCCTGAATCTCGGCACTGGTCGCCGACACGGTGGCCATCTCTGCGGACGCGGCCCCGGCCGAGACTGTGCTGGCCCCGAAGAGCGAGGGCGCGACCGAGGAGAGCGGCGTGTTGAGGAACGCCCGGAGCGCGGAGCCCGCATCGCTGAAGAGACTCAGGAAACCACCGGTGCCGCCCGTGCCGCCGCCTGCCGCTCGGCCCCCGATGCCCGCCATGGAGGCGGCGACGCTGGCGCCACCCGCAGAACCCGCCGCCATCGGCACGAGCACCGTCTGCCCACCGCCCGCGGCGACGGACTGGAAGAGCTGCCCACCGACCTCGACCAGACCGCCCGGGCTCATGCCCGCGCCGAGGAGGCCCAGGCCGCGGACGAAGGTCTGACCGCCGCCGAAACCGAGCCCTTGCTGGAGCGAGCGCAAGAGGGGCGCCGTCGCCATCGTCGCTAAGGCATCCGTGAGGCTCCGGACCATGGCCAGGCCGAACTGTCGCCCGATGTCCGGGAGCTTCTTGAACTCGCCGGTGATGACGCTGAAGAACCCGTCCGAAAACTCCCGCTGCATGTTACTGGCCGTCTGCTGCGCGAACGTCGTCATGATCGCGCCCGAGCGTTCGGCTTCGTCGGCCGCGAGGCGGAAGCCCGCTGCCAGGCCCGCGAGTGGCTCGTTCTGCTCGCGTCCCGCCCGCACGATCTCCGCCGTGCGTACGCTGGCCTCCATGTTGGCGAGCGCCTGCTTGTCCAGATCGAACCCGGCCTGCTGCACCTTGAGCTGGCGCTCCGCCTCGACCGCCGCCATCTCGAGCGAGAGCCGCTGGGCGTCCGTGAGCGCCCCCTGCTCGCGGAGGACATTCACGCGCGCCTGGTCGATCGCGAGCAGCCGCTCGGCGCCGGCCGCGGCGCGCCGCACCCCGAGCGCCGCATCCTCCGGGCTGACGCCGGTGAATCCCATTTCTGCCTGATTCGCACCGGCGACGGCCGTCTGAAGCTCGGCGGCGAAACGCCCCATCCTGACCCGGCGCCGCTGCTCCTCGAGGCCCTCGAACGCCACGCGGGCGCGCGTGGCCAGGGTACTGATGTCCTTGTCCAGGCGCCCCTCGATCATGCCGATCTCAGCGGGCGAGGCGTTGCGGGCGCCGGCGGCGCCGATGGCCTGCTGCGCCTTGATCCGGAGATTCCGCTCTTCCAGGCTGAACTGGGCGCTCAACTCCTGGTTGATCGCCTTGACGAGCCGGAGGTATTCCTCCTCATCCTGGAGGACCTCAGCCTTACCCAGCTGCATCCCGCGCAACTGAATCGTGGCCTGCACCTGCTGGAGGAGCGCCTCTGTCGTGCTCTTCGCCTGGGCCAGCGGGAGATTCAGCGCCGTGGCGGCGGCCGCCGCCTGGAGATCCTGCATCGCGGAGCGCGTGATCCCGAGCGCATCCGAGAGGTCGCCGAACGCATTCCGGAGCCGCCCGCCGAAGGTCTTCGCGCGCTCGGCATAGGCTTCCAGCTCGATCGAGGCGGCCAGCATCGCCTGCTGTGTCGAGGCGATGTCGAAGCTCTGGACTGCGATGTTGAGCTTGGCTTGCGCCTCCGCCGCATTGAGCACCGAATCGAAATAGCCCTTGAGCGCGACCGCGCCCACGACGGCGACCGCCGTTACGCCCGCGAGTGCCGCACCCATCGAGCCCGCGCCGCGCGCCACGAGACCGAGATTCCCGACCATCGCACCCAGCGTCGGGTTCAGTGACGAGCCGACATCGGCGGCGAGCGCGCGCGTCACCCGCGAGACCTGGCCGAAGCCCTCGCCCATGCTCTTCGACGCCGATGCAACCGTCTCACCCATCATCTTCGTGAGCGCGCGGATCTTCTCGAACTCGGGACCGGTCGTGTTCGTCGCGGTAATGTTGATACCGATGGTGTTGTCAGCCATCACTCGTCCTCGATCCCCGAAGCCCGAAGGAACTCATCGCCATCCGATGCCGCGGCCCCGCCCCGCTTGAGCAGATCGTCCTGGAGCAGGATGCGCCAGTCGAACAAGAACTCAGAAATCCGCCACCCGGTCCACACGACGTGCGGCGCCGTCCGGCACTTGCTCGCCAGGAGCTTGATCGCCGCCTTGATGTTCTCGGCGGGGACCGTCGTAAAGGGCGGGAGGCTCACGATCCAGGCCGCCTCCATGCGAGCCCACGTGTGCGTGTCCGCTGGCGGAGATGACGGGTCGAGGGCGCGCGCAGGGTCCGCCGAGGCGCCCCCGGGGATCCATCCCACGGTCCGGAGGTAGGGCATCAGCGCGTCATCGCGCGCGCGGCCCATCCGCTGAACCACCCAGAGCGGCAGTGAAGGAGCCAGCACGACGCGCGTGAGCAGGGCATCCGCCCACCCCTCGAGGGCCGCCGTAATCGCCTGCTGGCCCTCCGGCGTCTCTTTCGCATAGCAGGGCATGGCCGGCGCCGAATTCGGAAAGCCGTGAAAGAACTCGGCCACGGTCACATCCCGGGCGAGGAGCGAAACCGCCCCGGTGGGCAGGGTGATAGGCAGGAGGAAATCAGGCAACACCGGCCGCGGACTCCTCTTCCTTTACTTCTGACGTGATTCCATGTTTTGCCTCTGACGTGATTCCAGAGAATCGCAAAATCGCCGCTGCCGCCACAAGGGCATCGTCACCCAAGCGCAATGCTTGCTCCATGGTCAGCGCAGGATCGAGCGAAGCCATCGCCACCACCTTGACATTGAGCTCCGCCAGCGTGCGCCGACGGGCCTCGATGATCTCGGGCGGCAGCGTTTCGAGCCAGGCCGCCTCCTTCGCCGCCCAGTCCTCCCGGTCCCAGGACTCGGAGCCGGGAGGATTCGGCGGGAGGCACAGCAAGAACTCCGCACGGGCGAGCTTCCGAACCTTGAGCGAACAGGCTTCGCCTACCGTGGCCGAGAGGCCAGGGAGCGTGATGTGTGTCTCGGAGGCGGCGAGGATCTCCGCGATGGTCGCGAGGCGGGCTGGGGGCCCCCCGTTGGAGTGACTGGTTACGCTTGGGCCTGACATGCGGCCTCCTGTCGTTCGGTGACGTGCGGCGGGTGCGCTTCTAGCGGCATACGGGTACCCTTCCGAAGATTGCACTTGAGACAGAGTGGCCAGACATTGTCCCACGAATGATGACCACCCTTGATGATCGGGATGAAGTGGTCGACGGTCAGTTTCTCGCCCGACGCTCCACATTGGCCGCATCGATGTTCATAGAATATGAGGAGCGATTTCCATTCCGCTCCAGTCACGACACCAGGAGCGGCCCTGCGGCGAGCCGTCGCGGTAGCAAGAAAAGCCTTGATCCGTTCAGGGAACCTCGCCGCATAGCTGGCCTTCGCGGCATTGACACGATCCGGGTATCGTTCTACGTAGACCCGCTTGTAATCACCACGAGCCGCCATCCTGTCCTCTTCGGAGGCAAACACGCGCTTCGGTTTCACACCACGGCGACGGTTACGAACCATCGCCAATGCAGCAACGTGGACATGATTTGTCTTCGCCCAGGCCATGCTTCTAGATAGAATCCGGTCTTTGTTTTTTAGATAGAACGCCGCCATCACCGCCTTGATGCAGGACTTGCATCGAGGAATGTAGCCACCGCGATTCAGACGCCCCTTATAAAACTCGGTCAGGGGCTTCTCTTCGCCGCACTTCTTGCAGCGCTTTATTTCCATGCGCCTCTCTCAGCTGAAGATCAGGCTGAAGTCATCTTGGCCTGCACTGATCGTCGCGAGCAGGGTCGTCGGGAACGACGTGAGCCCATCGCGCGAGCCCCAGGACCGCTGGACGATCTGCAAGCCCGCCGCCAGGGAGGCGTTGAACTTGAACTGGAGCTTGTTGTATTGCACGCTCCCGATGAGGAAGCTGGCATCCATGAGCGTGCCGGCCTTGTGGTCGGTGAACCAGTCGTGCGTCGCGATCGAATTCGCCTCTGGATCGATCGTGAACAGCGGCCGGCGATCCGCGATGAAGAACCCGGCCACACCACCCACGGCGTTGACCGACGGCACGGCCTGGAGCACATTACCCATCCGGAAGCCGATCGTCCCGATTCGCGGCGCATAGTTGTCGGTATCGATCTGGAAGGCCGCGGACTTGACCGTCGGATAGGCCGGCGTCCCGGCAATCGTGCCCGCCACGAAGGCCACGTCCGATTCGCCGAGGAGCATCCCCTGGAAGCTGAAGCGCGCGGTGATGATCCCACCCGCCCGCATGGTGAAGTCCACGTCGCCGAAGCAGCCGCCCATCTTCAGCGTGGAGCCATTCTCCTGCACGATGTAGATCGTGTAGGAAGAGGGAGTGGCCACCGGGTCGACAGTGACGATCTCCGCGCCGGCGCCGCCGCTGAATGTGGAACTCAGGCCGCAGGCCTGCAACGCGCTGTCCGCCTCCGGCTTGACGCTGGCCGAGTATGCAGCGCCGGCCCCACGGATGAACATTTCGAAGGTGACCCCGGCCAGTTCGCGGCCGATCCCGCTGGGGAGCCGCCCGATGTCGCCGGAGAGCGCCAGGTTCTCGATCTCCTCGAGCGTGATCGCCGGGCTGATGTTGAAGGCAGGCACGATGTTGGCCGCGAGATAGGAGCCGCCGAAGGCGTCGGTGCCATAGGTCGACTCGACCTTCATCGCGACCACCATCCGCCGGCTGCGCGGCACTGTCAGGTTCGCCATGATGCCCTCCGTGTCCCGCTAGGGGACGGTGACGTGCTCCGTCACGAGCACCGTGACTTCGCAGTAGTGGACGAGGACCGCACCAAACATGCGGGCCTCGAAGATCCGGACCTGCGGGTGGCCCACGAACTGCACCGAGCCGTTCCAGCACGGCCCTTCCTCTGCGCGGATGGCCGTCCGCACCAGTTCGACGAGATCCTGAAGTTCTGCTTCCGACGCGTCCGCGTTCTTGACCGCGCGATAGGCACGGAGGACGAAGAGATGATCCTCGAAATCGCTGGCATAGGAGGCGTCCCGCTCGCCGGTCGTCTCGCGGGTCATACTCCAACCGAGGATGTAGTCGAGCGCCGGATCGACGAAGTAGGTCGTCAGATCCTCATCCCGCGTGATCGCCGGCTCAAAGTCGTTGACGACGCCGACGTTCGGAACGGTCTGGATCGTCGCCTTGAGGGAGGCCCGGATGGCCGAGAGGCTCACTTGAGGATCTCCCCGATCCGGTTCACGAGCGCCTGAAACCGCGACTGGACGAGCGGGCGGAGATCCACGAGAGCATGCGCGAACATGCCCGCGCCGACGGTCCCACGCCGGGCGATCTTCCGCCCGATCAGGAAGGCCACGTGCTGGGCCTCGGCTCCGCGTTTGCCGAGCTTGCGCACGACCCAGAGCAGAATCGGCCCGGGCGGCGGATGACGCCCACCCGGGCGCCGCCCGCGCTCGACGATCGGAGCGTAGTAAACGCTTGAGGCGATGCGCTGCCCACGCCCGAGTGGCGTCCCGTGCGCCTCCGTGAAGATGGACCCGCGGAGCCCACCGCCACCCGAGCTGACGCCGTGTGGCGTGCGACGGACGACCAGGTTCTGCCCGAGCACGCCCAGTTCCGCCAGCGTCGCCATGATCTCGCGGTCGAACCGCTGCCCGATAGCCGGATCGGTCAGCAGGCCACCCTTCGCCTCGACGGTGATCTGGTAGCTAATCATCGCGAGAGGTCGTCGTGGTAGAAGGGCAGACCGGCGTTGTTCTGGAGCGCAACGTCCAGGTCACTACTGACACTCGCCGCGGCGACACCAGCCAGGGCGCCCACGTGCTCGCGGTACGCCGTCTCGAGCGCCTTGGCGAGCGCGAGGTAGTCCTGGCTCTTCGTCCGGTAGTTGACCGTGTCCGCGCCGAACGTCGGATCGCTGGTCTGGGCGTACAGGGCGGCGAGCTGGGTCGCGCAGCCCGCGGCAGCGAGCTTGACCACCGCCACCCGATCGCCGCTTGGGATCGTATCGAGCGCCGTCGTCAAGACGTGGCCGATCCCGTAGGTCACATAGGCCTTCTCCCCGGTGTCCAGGACGTCGGCAAGAAAGCGGATCTTCGAGAGTCCCGTCGCCGGATCGAGGCGCACGGTGTACTCGCTCTCGTCCAGGAACTCCGGCCGCTGTTGGTCCACCGGGTTCTCAATCGCGATGATCGAGGAGATGCCGTCCATCCAATCGCTTGGCACCGAGAAGTCGAAGGCCGCGCCATCGCCGGTGAGGGTGGCCTGCTTCAGCCGCGGCCGGTGGCGGGAATACATGTCGACGGCCCCGGCGATCGCGCGATCCCGGTCCGTCGACGAGAGCTTCCCCGCCGTGTCCTGAATCCACGTGGCGACCTGGAGCTGCACGTCAGCGAGCGACAATGAGCTTCTTCCCTGAGAGATGGCCGACCGTGGGCTTCAGGTACTTATGCGCGAGCGCGCTCAGCAGGATGTCCGGCATGATGCCGTTCCGTTTCGCCGCCTCAACGCAGAGTTGCGCGCAGGCGACATAGAGCTCGGCATCGGGCTTGAGGCCGTCGTAATTGGACGGGAACACATCCATCATCCCGCCATGGGAGCAGATAATCTCCACTCGCCACGCCAGCTCCGGAGGGAGGAGGGGTTTCGGCCGGCGGATGTGCATCATGAGGCGCGCGAGCCAGTTCATCGGCCGTTCCGTAGCCCGACGTACCTGTGAGCTACACAGTCTACAGATGCACCGAAAACTATCAGCGCCGCAAATGTTACCCAGAGTCGCCAGCCCTCCAGCCTCGCCAGGTACACGAGAACCAGGAACCAAGCAGAGCCGTGAAGAATGCCAAGCACTCTACCTGGCGTCAGCTTCATCGCCCCGCCACCATCGCCGCGGCCAGCCACCAGGTTCCGCCGAGTGGTGCGATGTGCGCGGTGTGCATCCCGAGCATGAGGACGCCCCCAGCAATCACCATCGCGCTCCAGGGATCGCCGGCGTGGAGCGCCGGCACCACTCGCCACGCGAAGAGCCCGAGGGCCGCGAGGCCGAAGAGCCCGTGTTCGTAGGCGAGGCTCACGATCTCGTTGTGGGGATAGCCGACCATCCGATGCTGTACCCCCGCTTGCACCTGGACGGCTTCCTCGTGGGACGACCCATCCCCGCGGCCAAGCAACCAGTTCGGCCAGCGCCGCCACACGCGGCCGTAGGCCCGCCAGACCTCCAGGCGCTGGACGACGCTGTCCAGCGAGGCCCCCCGAAGAGTCCAGCGCTCGATGGGCCGCATCAGGAGGTGATACCAACCGGGGGCCCGAGACCATGCCCAGAGGGCCGCACAGCCCCCCAGGACAGCGAGCAGCGCCAAACCAAGGAAAGGTAGCCAGAGGGCTGGGATCAGCGCGGGAAGGGCCCCCAGCGTGGCCAGCCAGGCCAACCAGGAGGAGGTCAACCACAGGCCGAGTCCCAGAAGCGCTACCAGGAGCCACCGCCAAGGGGCTGGGATGAGCCAGCAGAGGGGCAGCACCAGGGCCAGGAAGCCCGCGCACATCGTCCGATGGCCGAACGTGCCGACCCCCTCGCCCATCTTGTCAACGCCGTCTGCCAGCCAGGCCGGGACCGCGACCCGCTGCCCGAGACACTGGAGAACCACGAAGCCCACATTCACGAGAGCAAGGGTCAGCCAGGCCGCTGCAACGAGCCCTGAAGGCCCCAGGGCGAGGCCGAGGAACCAGACACCGAAGATCGCCGCCCAGATCATCACGGGCACGAGACGACTGACATCCGTCCAGCGCAGCAGGACGGAGAGAGCCAGCGGGGCCATGAAGGGCTCCACACTGACCGCGGCGCCGGCGCCCATGACGGCGGCGCCGCGGACAAAGGCGTTGCGCGCCCAGACGTGCCAACCGCGGCGCGCCGTGAGCAGGAATAACCAGGGCGCCAACATCGCGCCGACGATGACGATGGTCATGGTGAGGAGCGGAGCGACCGGATGCGCTCGGCCGCTCCGCTCATCTTCTCTCTTACCCGGCGACGATGTTCTTCGCGGCGCCCTTGACATCCAAGAGATCACCGCCGTAGATGTGCCGGATCTTCCAGTCAATGCGGTCGTTCGTGAATAGCGAGCCCTGCGTGGGCAGATCCGCCACGAACATCTCCGGCTCCTCACGCCCATCCAGGAAGTCGACCCAGATAGACTCCCGGTCCCCACGGCTGGGATCCACATGGACGCCCCAGTCAGTCAGATCCGTGAAGAGCGGGTTGACGTTGATGCGTTCATTGTTCAGACCGAACATCTGGTAGATCGGGTTGGCCACCGTCGTTGAGAAGGACGGCGTCCGGTTCAGCAGGTTTGCGACGCTCCAGAGATCCAGCGGCACATCCAGCCAGAGATCGGTCATGGCCGGCAGGCCGAGGACCTTCAGGGAATCCTTCTCCTTCATCTTGCCGAGTCGCGTAATCAGCGTCATGACTTCGGCGGCGCCAGTGGAGTCCGAGGTGAGCGCCGTCGTCCCGTAGTTGGAGTGCAGGCCTCGCCCGTTGCCATCCGTGGAGTCGAACCAGGCCGCGGAATCGATGTCGAAGAGGGCCCCGAATCCGCCGCCGGAGCCGTTCGGGATCGACAGCCAGAAGTTCCAGATGAATGCCGCCAGCGTCCGGCGGGCCGCCCGGCCGAGGCGCGAGATGGATTCCTGGACCGCGCGGAGGTCGTCGTTCTTGATCGTCTCGAGGGAGACCGTGAAAAGATTCCCGCGCTTCGCCACGGCGTAGCTGACCTTGTCATCGGTGGGGTTCGTGATGGCCGTGTAGGACCCGTCCTGCGCCACGGTCGACAGATCCCCGAAGTACCCCAGGTGCACCACTTCCCGCGTCCGGAAGTCCGGCGCGTTGCCGAAGCGCGCGATCGAGCGCTCGTTGTAGTTCTGCTCCGCGTAGGTCGCCAGCAGTCGGCGGTAGAGCGTATTGCCGAGCGCGTCAGCCCAGTCCGTCGTCACGACCGTGGCTTCCGAGACGCGTTCGGGACGGCGGCCGGTGACATCCTTGTCGCCGGTGGCCTCGATGTAGAAATCCTTGAGTCCCCGGAACCGCAACCCCGGGTCCTTGGCCGCGTCCGCATGAGGTTTGAAGCTCTCCATGATCCGCGAGACGGCCTCGGGATTGAACGGCGAACTCTTGAGATTCTCGGCGAGCGACTCCCGGCTCACACCGAAGAGCATATCCAGGCCAGCCTGGATCTTGTCCTTCCGGTCGATCATGCTGCCGACCTTCACCCCGCCGAGGCCTACCACCTTCCCGGACTCCGTGAGCTTCCCCCAGGTCTCGATCTCGTCCTTGACCGCCAGGTCGATCTCCGCCTGCTCGGTCACCTTGCCGGCGAAGGACTTCTTGAGCTTCGCCTTGACCGGATCGGGCAGCTCCGTGGCGTCGACGGCCTCCGCGACGCGCTCCTGGCTCTCGCGGATGGCCAGGCGCTGCTCGAGCGCCGTCAGCTTCTTCAGCTTGACGTCGAGCTCGGGGTCCGGCCCGGGCTTGGGCGGTTCGACCGGCTCCCGCAGCGCCTCCTTGACGAGTGCCGCGAGCTGGTCGTCGGTCAGCGATTCCACCACGCGGCCCTCGAGCAGCTTGGGCCGGTGCTCCTGAATCAGGGCAATGAGCTGCGCTCGATTCATGACCTGGTCTCCCTCGGTGAGCAACGGCCCCGCCGTCGCCCGGATGAAGCGCCCATCGGCTGACGGGCGCGTGACGATGTCCACGGAAAAGAGCCGCTTGATCTCGGTGATCGCCTTCGCAGCGCCTTCCCGCAGCTGGACCGGGACGTACCCCGCCAGCGTGTCCACTGACAACCCGAGCACCTTATCCACCACGCCCCGGTTGGCCAGCCCGAGGAGCTTCTGCTTCAGCCACCCGGCGTCCTCGTGGACGTGCAGGGAGGCATAGACGCCATCATCCTCGACCCGCGGCGCCTGGAGATCGCCGACGATGTTGCGGATCAGCGGGCCGTTGCCGATGGCCACGCTGCGCGCGTCGGCATGGCCCATCGCCCCGGCCGGGTCCATGAAACAGCCGACGGGGGCCGAGGCGAGCAAGGGGGCGAGCTTCTCGCCGGCCTCGCGGCTCCAGAGAAAGCCATTGCGCGATCGGCCGAACTTGAGCACGCGGACTTCCCAGATGGTTCCACTCTTCCCCCGCGGCGTGACGGCATCCAGCTCACTCGCCTCGGAAATCTCGTTGTAGACGACCTCGACGTCGACGGGCGCCTGAAAGGTGATCGTCCCGTCGGCCGCCATCGTGTACGGGTAGGCTTCAAAGCCGCCGTCCATCTTCCGGACGATGACGCGGTCTTCATAGACGTCGCAGACCATACCCGCGTCGTAACCAGCCCCGTACTGCGCGGCCCACGCGGCCTGCACTTGCATCACCTTGGCGTCGAGCGAATCCGAGGCGAGCTGCTCCTTCACCCACTCCCACGCCGCTTTGACTTTCCGGAATCGATGCATGCGCGCTCCTATGCCGCCGCGATCTCTTGACGCGACGCTTCGAGGTCAGCCGCCCATGCGGCCCGGAAGGGAACGGAGACACACCCGCAGTTGATCGTGTTCCGGGGACTCGCCGAGGGATCGCGGGGATAGAGCAGCGCTTCCTGCTCCCCGCCCGCAATCTCGGCCACTTGAAACGTCTCGTCGACGTCACGCACCTGCCCGTTGGCCACGATGTGCCCAGTGCGGCGATACGGCCCTGCATTCCCGGAGTGCATCCATTGCTTCTGGAGATCCGGCACCTGCTGCTGGAGATCTCGGAGGCTCCCCTGCGTGGCCACGCTCTGAATCCGGCCGAGTTCTGTCCGGGTGATCGCTTCCGCGCGCGCGGCGATGGAGCCGAAGGTCGCCGTGCCCGTGAGCGATCCGGCGACCGCCTGCGAGGCTTCGTAGACACTCTGCCCCCGGAGGATCGCCAGCCCGAGATCCTGACTGATCTGGTTCGTCGCGTCGTCGGCGAGATTCGAGATCAGGAGCGCTTGAAAGGTCCGCGCGACTTCGAGCTGCCGCCGCGAGATCTGCGGCACCCAGAGGGCGAGGCCGCTGGCGACCAAGGGCTCGGCGGCTAGCGCACTGCCGAGTTGCGCCACGGCCCCCTGGATCGGCGAGAGCATGAGGCCGTACTTGTCCGCGAAGCGGTACATGACATCGCTGATGCGCGCCTGGAGTTCGATGAGCTCACGCGGACTCGCAGCGGCGCCCATCACAAGAATTTCGCGGACGACCTGCTGCCGTGCGGTTTCCAGATCGCTTAGCATGGCTTGGACGGCAGCGGTGGGGAGCGCATCGAGGCGAAGGAGGATCTCGGCGAGCTGCGCTGTGAAACGCTCGACCGGCACGTCGGCGAAGCGGGCGCGGCCGATCATGCCACGGCCCCACCCGGCGCCGGCATCTTCGGCATGTTCATGTTGTCGCCGTTGCCGTTCCCGGCGCGCTGGAGCTGGGCCAGGAGCCGCTGGAGATTCGCCGGGGAATAGTCTGTGAGCGCCGCGCCGCGCGGGCCCGCGCCCGGCTGGAGTTCCGCCGCAGCGTCGATCTCGATGCCGAGTTGGCTCACGAGATGGGCGAAGATCTTCCCCGCGGTTTCGTTCCGGAGCCAGCCCTGCGCGACGGCTTGCGTCAGGGCCGCACTCAGCGACGCCGCGGCGGCAACGGTCTGTGCGGTGTCCTTCGTCGAGATCTCTGGGAGCACGATCCGGTAGGCCTGATCTGCTGGCACTGCCAGCGCGGCGCTTGCGCCGTCGGCAGAGACTGTCGAGCCGCTCAACACCGTGGCTTTCAGGGTGCCGGCACGCTGCGCAGAATGGATCTGAAAGCGGCAGAGCGTCTGGACAATCCGCTTGATCTCCTGCTGCCGGCGTCCCAACCGCTTGCCCGGCGGGGCCGCCATTTCCTTCGCCGAGGCGAAGTTGACATCCGACCCCTGCCCATACCAGTGCTCCGGGAAGCTCTTCGAGCCGAGGATCTGCCCACGAAGGAAATGGAGGAACGTATCTTTTTCCTGCGCTTTCAGATCCGGCGAGAGCTCTGCCCACTTCACCTTTTCGTTATGGGCCCGGATCATGCCGCGCTTGACGGTCTGATTCGCGGCGAGCCACTTTTTGAGTGTGGCTTCATCAGCGCCGTCGAGCGTCACGTCCCAGATATACGAATTGAACTGCTGCGCGGCCTGCATGGAGTCATAGAGAAACGCATCGTACCCGTCGACCCAGTCGATCAGCGAGAGCAGATCCGACCGACCCCGGCGGGCGTTACTGACGCGATTGGTCTGGAAGAGGAAACACTGGCCCTTGTACACGCGCCCCGTGCGGGGCTCGGTCTCACCGGGTTCCGCGCCGACCAGTTGCCCATAGGCAGGATTCGCCCGATCTGCTTCCCCGCGGATGATCTTGTAGAGCTCCCCGGGACCACGATCCCCGCTCGGCGGTTTGCGCACCACGGCCGTCTGTACGAGCGCGTTGTCGGGATCGGTCAGGACTTCCTTGATCTCGAGCGGGTCGAGATAGCCCAGGCGCACGTGGCCGTCGACCTGATTCACGAAGGCGGGCAGGCAGAGCTCGCCGTAGAGGCCGAAGTCCCGCGCGAAGCCCTCGAGACGCGCCAGCAGCTGATTGACCGGATCATCCTCGAAGGCGGTGAGCACCGCGCCGACGTCGTCGTTGAGCGGCTCGATGGTTACCCCCTCACCCACGGTGAAGTCGATCGTCGTCTCGATGATCCACTGCGCGATCGCATTCGACTCCCAGAGGAAAAACACCAGCTCGAGCATCCGGTCCTGCGCCATCGGGGAGAGATCGCGTCGCGTCGAGGCGCCGGATTGGCCCGTGGAGAGGCGCCGGAAAAGGTAATCGTCTTTGTCCACCAGGCCGCCCGCGAACGCCCCCACCGCTTCGGCGGCCCGCACGACCGGCTTCGTCTTCGGGGCGCGGACGCCGTACTTCATTTCGGCACCAATGCTTCGAGCGCGTGGACCATCCGCATCGTGACGGGACTCGCTTCCGCCGCAATCCGCTGCTCCGTCTGGATCACGTGGAAGCGATAATCGAGCCAGCCGAGGAGCACCTTGGCCAGCTCGATCCCAAGCAGGATCGCCAGCCCGAAGTAGGTTGCCCAGGCCGTATCGGTGAACCCCGCGCCCTTCGCCACGCCCGCGCCGAGCAAACCCGCCTGGAGCGAGGTCCGGAGCCCTTCCGTGTAGACAGCGCCGCGGTTGCGCAAGGCATGCACGCGACCGAGACGGGGGCCCAAGGGAGGCCGGCTATCGCCCACGCCAGAATCCCGCCGGCTGCCGCGACCAGAAGCGGCGATCGATGTCGATCGGCT